GGCTGGGACGGGCCGGAGTACGGAGACCCGTTCGAGGCTCGTTGCCACATCGAGCCCGGGCAACGCAAGGTGACGGATCGTCAGGGCGAAGAGGTCGTGGCCGAGGCCACGGCCTTTTTCGCGCCCGAGGTGCAGGTCAAGCCGGGCGACAAGGTGACCTGGGAAGGCCGCACTTACACGGTCATCGAGGCCCGGCCGCTACGGGCGCTGGGAAAGGCGTCACATGTGGAGGTGGCGCTGAAATGAGCACGCGCTTCCGCTGGGAGGGCCGTTTCGTATCTCAGAAGGTGCGTGAGGCGGCCGTCGAGGGCCTGCGTGACGCTGCAGAACACCTGCTGGAGTACGCAAACCGGACGGTGCCGCTTGAGGAAGGCACGCTCATGCGCAGTGGGCAGGTCGACGTGGACCCGGAGACGCTGGCGGCAACCGTCAGCTACGATACCCCCTATGCCGTCGTGCAGCATGAGAGGTTGGACTTCAAGCACGACCCTGGGCGTCGGGCCAAGTGGCTGGAGCTTTCGCTGAATGAGCGGGAAGAGGCCATCCAGCAGTACATCGCCCGCAAGATCCGGGAGTCGCTGAAAGGGTGACATCGGATGTGGATCGAGGGCATTGCCCGCTACCTGGAGCAGCAGGGGCTGGGCACGCTAGGCCAGACCATCTTCTGGCGCAAGTTCCCGGACACGCCCGATGAGATCGTTGTCCTCACNCCCTACGGCGGCCCCACGTCGGATAACAAGCTGGGCTACGACGAGGTGACGTTCCAGGTGCGGGTGCGGGGCCCGCGGACGGGTGCCGACGGCCCGCCATTTAACAAGCTCCAGGCCATCTACGACGAGTTGCATGGGCTGAGCGATGTCGAGTTGCCTGATGGGACCTGGGTGGTGGGGATCATTGGGCTGCAGAGCTCGCCGCAGTTCCTGCTCCACGATGAGAACGGGCGGGCGCACTATGTCTTGAATTTCCAAGCGGAGATTCGCAATCAGAACAAACATCGTGAGTAAGGAGCGTGATTCCAGTGGCTGTGACCAAGATTTTGGCGCGGTCGTGGGACTTCTACGTGGAGGACAAGTCCACAGGTGAGTTCGTGCCCATCAAGGGCATCAACTCGTTCACGGTCAATCTCACCAAGACCGACGCGGATGTCGGCGACTTCGACTCTGAGGGCATGGCCGAGCACCTGCCGGCCGAGCGGGCGGTCTCCATTACCCTGCAGGGCGTGTTCCTTATCGACCGGACAACTGGTGAACGGGACCCCGGGCAGGAGTTGTGCGAGGAGCTGTCCGAGAAGGTTGACATCGACGGCCTGGCAAGGTTCCGCTTTATCCCGAAGACGGCGACGGAGGGCTGGGAGTTCCTGGCGTCCTTCAGCGCTGGTCCGACGGGCGGCGGCCGCAACGACGGCACCGGCTGGCAGTGTGAAGTGACCCGCACCGGCAAGACCACTAAGTTCACGCGTACGCCGTAACGGAGGGAGACCATGTCGAAACGGAAGTTCATCGACTTCGACCGTTTCTGGTCAGAGATGAAACCAGAGGATGGTGAGGAGCTAGGCGTGCGGGTATTTGGGGAGGACGTTGTCCTCCCCTCCTCGCCTCCGGCGTTGATCGTGCTCCGCTACCTGCGGCAGGCAGCTGACCCGGAGGCCGAGGTGAAGCCCGACTTCATGGTCAAGATCGCCGAGGCCCTATTTGGGCAGGAGCGGCTGAACCGCTGGTTGGAGAAGGGGATGACCCTGCAGCAACTGGTGGACCTCGTGACACAGACGGTGCGCATGTACCTGCAGGACGAGGACAGCGGCGACGAGGCTGACGACGCCGAGGGTGACGAGGGAAACCGGTAACCCGCCGCGGTGGCGGGTGGGCAGACATCCTGGAGGACTGGGCGCTGATTGAGGCGTCCTTCCAGGAGCAATACGGCATCAACCTGGTGGAAGCGCTGCCGCGCATGACGTGGCGGCGCTTTCTTGTATTGCTGAGCGGCCTTGGACCTAACTCAGCGTACGTGGCGGTGCGGGTGCACCGGGAGCAAAACCCGGTCATCGAGGACCCGCAGGAGGCTATGGCCTACCTGGAATCCGTGTTCGGCTTGTGAGGTGGCGGCGAGATGGCGCTGAAGGTTGGCGAAATGTATGCGAAGCTGGAGATTAACGACCGCGATTTTCAGCGCGGGCTCCAGCGGGCAGAGCAGGAAATCAAGAAGACGGCGCGGTCGCTGAACGACCTTGTCAAGAAAATCGACAGCTTCGGCAAGTCGCTCAAGGACGTGGGCGACAAGCTCACGACTCGCGTCACCCTGCCCCTCGCCGCCGCCACGGCCGGCATCATCAAGATGGCCAGCAGCGCCGAGCAGACGGAGGAGAAATTCCGCGTCTCGTTCGGCGAGATGGCCCAGGCGTCGCTGCAGCTGGCCGACCAACTGGCCCGTGACCAGCAGCGCGCCCGCGTCGCTATCCAGAACATGATGGCCGACGCCCAGGCCATCCTGGCGCCGATGACCGAAAACCGCGAGGCCGCGGCGCAGATGTCTGCGGCACTCGCCGCCCTGGCCGTGGACCTCGGCTCCTTCATGAACATTTCCGACCGTGAAGCCTTCGACCGCCTCATCTCGGGCTTGCTGGGCTCTACCGAGGCCACGGAGCGGCTTGGTATCAGCTTGCGGGAATCGGTCCTGCAGCTGGAGGCCCAGCGGCTGGGNATCGAGGCCAACGTGGCGACGCTGGGCGACGCCGAGAAAATCATGCTGCGGTTCTCGGCCATCATGCGCCAATCGGCGGATGCCCAGACCGACGCCATTCGTACGGGCGCCTCTCTCGAAAACCAGNTCAAAGCNTTGNAGGCCGACGTGGCCGACCTGGCCGCCGAGATGGGGCAGGAGCTGTTGCCGTATGCCCTGGCGCTAGTGCAGGTCGGGCGAGACCTCGTGCAGCATTGGCGCAACCTGTCCCCAGAGGCGAAAGAGTTGGCGTTCCAGATGGCAGCCCTCGCGGCCGCCGTGGGTCCGCTTGCCCTAGGCTTGTCTGCCATCGTGCGGGCGGGTGCTGGTGTGGGCCGAGTGCTGGCCCTGATCGCTACGGTGTCCCGGCGGCATCCGTTGGTGCTACTGGCGTCCCTGGCGACGATGGCNGCGCTCTCNGTGGAAGAGGTGCGGGTCAAGCTCAACGAGCTGGGCCGCGCCATTGGGCTCGGCGACCTCCTGGATCAGCTTGAGGACCTGCAGGAAGCGTTCCAGGACCTCATGTCGTTCGAGATCGACTTCGACCCCGAGGGTGCTTCNGCGGAGGCGCTGGAGCGCCAAAAGCAACTGTACCAGCAGGCCATGGAGGAAATCCAGCGGACTCTTCGTGAAGGGTTCGCTGGTGCCGCCGAAGCGGCCGACGAGGGAGCCGAAGCACTCGTCGAGCGGGCTACACAAGCCCTCGTTCGCCTGGCGGAAGAGGAACGGCGTATCCTGCAGGCCAGGCGTCTANTGGCATCCCTCCGCGGGGAAGGTCCCATCGAGCAGGAAGTGCTCGAAGACTGGCTACGCGCGCAGGAGCAGGCGCTTGAGGAGCTGTACTTGGCCGGCGCCAACCTGCCGGATCACCCGGCGCATGAGGCGTTCCAGCGCTTGCAGGAGGACATTCGCCGGACGGCCGAGCAACTGCGAGCCCTCCGTGCNGAGATTGAGCAGGCCGAATTGGACGAGGAGCTGGCTCGCCAGGCGCANGAAGGCGCAGCTCGTTTCCACCAAGAGATTGAGGCCGTTCGTGACCGACTGCTGATTGACCTGTATGGAGCCTTTGGGGGAGGCGGCCGCGGCGCCGTCGCTTTCGGTCGTGCCATCGCGGAAGCGATGGGCGAGTCCTGGACCGCGGTCGACGAACTGGAGGCCAAGATCCAGTCAGTGCTCGACGCCATCGAAGAGTGGCGCCGCTTGGGCTATATCAAGACGGTCTTCGACCTTGAGGCCGAAGGTCTTCTCGATGAGTTACGGCAGCTCTCGACNGAGTTGCGTGACGCGCGGTTCGGCCAGGAGCTGGCGCGCATTAACCGCGAACTAGCCCAGACGTTCGACCAAATTGAGGTCGAGCGCCTGTTGGCGGCCGTCACGGGCGAGGAGTTCGATGAGGCCGCAGCCCGCTGGCGTGCGGTCGAGCAGGCCATCTGGGACGTGGTACGTGCGGGCCATGAGCATGGCCGTACCATCGAGGAGATCCTACCGCTGGTCGAGCAGCTGGTGNGCGAGTACGGGCACCTGGCGCAGCGCGTCCACGAGGCTAGCGACCCGTTGGCGGCCCTGCGGGAGCAACTGCACTTCGACCTCGGCCCGGGCATGGCAATTCAGCGCCTCATCAGCCCGGCGTTTGACGAACTGCAGTACGAGATCGATCGCCTGACGCGATTCATTCAAAGCTCTATCCAGGCGCTCAATCCACAAACCGTCGGGCAGTTCATGGACGCTGTGGGCGCCNAGGTCGAGCAGTTGCAGGAGCTTCTGCGGCGTCAGGAGGAGCAACTGCGAGTTCAGGACGCCGTCAACAGTGCCCTGGATGGGTTCGCCCAGGGGCTCGCGGACGGCAACCGCGTCGTGCAGGATTTCATGCGGTTGCTCCGGTGGGAGCAGGGCGGCCTGCGGTTCGACGTCGGCGGTCTGTGGAGCCTGGGTGCGAACCTCATTGCACAGCTCATTGGTAGCCTGTTTGGCGGTGGTTACCAGCGCCAGCCNGAGCCCAGGACGTTCGAGGCGCCCGACCCGTATCAGTACGGACTGGGGATGGCGAGGGGGCAGCGGGCCGAACTAGAGGCAGAAATTCAGCGGCTGGAGCAGCGGCTTAAGCAGGCTCAGGCGGCATATGACGCCCTTTTTCGCAACGCCATCGACGCTTGGTGGCACAGCAACTTCCGCCAGGACCTTGTACGCGAGCGGCAAGCAGCCGTTGAACTGGCCCGCCAGGAACTCGAAAACGCACGCCGAGCGTATGAGGCTTTCGACCTGACCTCGTTCTTGGGCCTCGACCCCGGCAACATCGCCCGGGCCATCGAGAGCGGCTTCGACATGGCGGACATGTCCCGCCTGGGGCAGAGCCTTGAGGATGTCATCCGCACCGCCCTGGTGCGGGCGTGGGTGACATCGGAGGAGATGGTGCGGCTCCAGACGCGGTTCCGGGACCTGCTGCAGCAGGTTGTGGACGAGTTTGTCCAGCATGGTGAGCTGCGTGCCGACGCCTTGGACCCCTTGCGGGCCGTCATTGCGGCCATCCAGGAACGGGGCGAGGCGTTTAACGAGGTCCTGCGGCGGTTGGGCTTTACCACGGAAGAACTGAACGAACAGTTCAGCCGGATGATCTACAACCTGCCCTATGGCTACAGGGTCGAACGGGCCATCTTCGAGGCCGCACCGCCACGCATCCCTGCGCTGGCTGCAGGCGGCATCGTCACTCGTCCGACGCTCGCGTTGGTAGGCGAGGCTGGGCCGGAGGCCGTGGTACCGCTGGACCGCGGTGGCATCGGTGGCGTCTACGTCCACATCGAGCGCATGGAGGTCCAGGACGGCCGCGATTTCGGGCGCCGCCTGGACGAGGAGCTACGGCGGCGCGGGTTGGTCGCCGCTGGCAACGTTACGGCGTGGAGGGGGCGGCGCTGATGGCGACGATGCTGGGAGGCGTCGTCCTCCCTGGTGTGTATGTGCAGGANAGTGAGCCAGATTGGGCAGGCAAACNCATCCGNCGCTGGACGCTCCGCACCCGGCCGCTGACNTGGGAGCAGTATGCGGCCATTGAGCAGATGGTACGGACGGTCGGTGTGGCTCGCACCATCGAGCGTGCCGTGGACGGCACGCCTCATGT